CCCTCTTTTAAAATTCGCCTCTAAATTCCAGCCGGATATTTTTATTCTTGGAGGTGATAACTTTTCAATGGACTGTATCAGTCATTGGAACGAAAAAGAATTTAGAAACAAAGGCTATAACAACGTCATCGACGAATTTAACGAACAATGCGAAAGATTCATCGAGCAGATTACTAAGTTCATGGACGCCGCGCCGGAGGCAAAGTTTGTTTATCTTTGTGGTAATCACGAAGTTTGGCTAGACGATTTTACGTCCACTTATCCGCAGCTTCAAAAAGTCACGCTGCAAACCATTCTTCAAAAAGCCAAAAGGCCGATTGAGTTAATTCAAAGAGGCGGCTTTTATACCGTAGGTAAATTGGTCTTTGCTCATGGAGATCAATTCGGGACTGCGAACCCTGCAAAACAAGCGGTGGAGCGATGCGGAAAAACAGTCGTTTTCGGGCATCACCATACGGCGAAGATTTGGCCTAATTTTTCGATGGTCGATGAAGAGGAAAAGCATCTAGGGATTCAAGTGCCTTGCTATACGACTTTAAGCCCTGAATATGGAAAGGGAAGGCCGAACGCCTGGCTTAATGGGTTTTTTACGGCTTGCGTCAAAAGGGACTCAGGAAAGTTTTCGTCCTTTATACAATTTGTCTCTCCAAGAGGAAGCTTTATCAGTCAAGATGGAACTATCTACGAATAATTCAAAAATCTTCTATTCTTAGTCTCTTATCTAATATACTCTGTACTTTCCTATATCAAACCTCGTCCCCACAAAAATAAGGTTTACCTTTTCTAGGGTGTGAAATAGAATCACGCGCCGTTTTTAGCCTAGGGAGCGAAAAAAACGATGAATTAACGGGCACAAAAAACTTTTTTAATGTTTAAATTTGTGTCGTGGAGACACCTTTGATTAGTAAGGATCTGGAACCAATTTTTGAGAAATTCGCTCACTTTCTCATATATCAACGTAATTTGAAGCCGACGTCGGCAACCTCATATCTTAGAGAAATTGAAAAACTGCAAGACTTTATAAAAGTCGATGTAAGGCAAATAAAAAACTACGCAGAATTTTCTGAGCTTCTTATTAAGTATAGGGTAGAGCAAGAGCTTTCAGACCGATCGATATACAAAGTAGCATCGATGGTGAAAGTCTATTTCGATTTTCTGGCCATGCACGAATATGTCAACTCACCTCATTTCCTTTCTATGGGGCATGGCTTTAAAAAGGGGAAAGGCGAAGAACCGCAGTTTTTTGACAGGGACGAAGATAAATCGGTTATCGATAAAATTCTTTGGAATCCTTATATAACCCTGCGCGACCGCTGTATCTTGTTTCTTCTTTACTCAACAGGCCTTCGACGTTCGGAGCTTTGCGGCCTCAACCTCAGTGACATTGATACAGAAAAGAGGTGGGTACACGTTAGAAAGACGGTCGGCAAGGGTGACAAATGGCGCTATGTGCCCTATGACGAAATAACGTCCATGTGGCTTTCATTATATATAACAAGTCTCCATAAATTTAACCAGATAGGCAAAAGCGACCATCCATTATTTTTGACCGTTAAAGGCGACAGGATGACGCCTCAAGGCGTCTGGAAGCTCCTGAACAATATGGGCCGCTCCTTGGGCGTCAAAATGAACCCGCACAAATGGAGGCATTCTTTAGCCTCTTTTTTGACCCAAAAGGAGGACATATCCTATGCCGCCGAGGTTATGGGGCATGACGATATCCAGACTACTAAGCAATACGTCCATTTTAAGCCTGCCACAGTAAAAAAAATCTACGATAGACTAACCGCATCAAGCTAGAACGCCCGTCAAATAAGGAAAAATAGGCCCCTAAAAAAAGTTAAAGAAAGGGGTTGCATATTCCGATACAGATGATACACTAGTATCAAATCTTGAAAGGTAGCAAATGGAAGAATTGACGATAGTGAGAGTGGAAAAGCAGTTAGTGAAAAAGATCAAAGTAGCAGCGGCAAAGTCTGAAAAAACAATGCAGGAATGGGTTAAGCAAGCGTTAACTCAAGCGTTAAAAAATAACTTGAAGTAGTTTCAAATTTGGAGATAATTAGGTACTAAATCATGGTCAAACTCGTTGCATTACCGAAATCTGAAGAACAGTCCGAAACCTTATTTCATTCCACGGGTACGGAGTTACTTCCTAGTTCTTCAGACACGATAACGAGTCGTGACCATAGCTCCGTACCCTTTTTATCTCCTATGGGGTTCTTTCAGTTTAAAAATTTTGGTTCTTACTCCTTAGAAGAAGCTTCCTCCTAGGTTCAAATCCTAGCAGGCCCAAAATTTAAAATCTGATTGAACCCCAAAATGGTTAGAAATAACCGTTCTGGGGTTTTTGTTTTCCCGCCTCAGTCGGTTCTTTCTAGCCCCAAATTAAGGGGGATAGATAAATGAAATGGAAAGAACCGATGCAAGAAGTTGTAAAGACTACGAAAATCTCGATAAAGAAACCTCAATCAGAAACGAATACGTCTACTTCCTTATGCAAGGAATTAGGCGTCACGACCTCGAAGCGACAAGCCAATATCTTCAAAATCTTGTTCGAAATAGCACCTATGCTAGTGATGATTTTTTCGATATTGAATTGTTTCTCACCCAATACGCTTCATGCCGAGATTACAACCGATCAGGCCATTCAAGCAATTATTGGCGAAGCCGCCGGAGAAAGCTTCAAGGGCAAGATAGCTTTAGCGGAAGCACTCCGAAACCGGGCCTCACTTTCGGGGGTATATGGCTACCAGAGAAAGCATTTCATCCAGAAGCAGATGCCGTTTGTGGGTGAGGAAGCGCGCAAAGCGTGGCAAGCCTCGAAATATACCAACCTCGTTAAAGGTGCAGACCATTGGGAATCCATCGATTTTAAAACTCCCGATTGGGCCAAGGACATGAAAGAAACCGCGCGAATTGGAAAGCACCGGTTTTTTAAGAAGGTGCAAGCATGAATCCTCAAATCGGCCAAAAGGTAAAAGCATCTTTCGTGATTGAAATTGATTCTGTCAGAAAATGCTCGATGAAAGACGGTGAAATTGAGGTTACTGGATGGATTAAAGACGAAAAGGGAACTTGTCTTAGTTTGGTTTCTCTCCCGTTTTCGGTCTGCGAAATTCAGCCTCAACCATTCCCAGTACTTCAAGATGATTGCAACCATGTAAAGCCTTGCTCGATTTGCGAAGCCTTAGAGCGTGATCGGCGGTCAAAATGAATAACCGTCCCGACATTGGCGACCGAGTGCGCGTGATTGAAGAAGGCCGTTTATTCGGTATGGTAGGTCGTGTCGAAGGCTCAACGAATACCGGACTCTGGAACATTCGACTAGACGGCTATTACATGCCGCTGCCCATGCACCATTCCGAGTTTGAAATCATTCAAACGGTTAAAGACAGAATTAAATCTTTAATGCCTGTAGACGGCTTGACGCCTCAACAAATTTTAGACGCCTACGACTACCACAAATGGAGAGGGCAAATCGCATGAGAGGATTAATTTGTCAGAACTGCCACATTGAGGTTTCAACGGTTCGTTTTGAAGAAAAGTTAGACGGAGAAATTATCGGCTTATGTTTCGAATGTTGGAAAGGGTGTCAGCATGTTTTACGAGTGGATGAATAAAGCGGACATGTTTTTTGATGAACATTCGCCGGCGATTTTCTTACTCCTAACCTTTTTTTTGATGCTTCTTCTAATAAAGGTGGTTTGCAATGAACGATGACGAAAAGCTTGAGGCTATTACTAATGAGGTAATGCGGTTGCTTATAAAGCATTCTTTCAGCGACGTTTCCATGTACGCTGACCTTGCTAAAAGAATCGCTACCTTAATTGATGCAGAAATTAAATTTGCCACGAAGAACGAATTAAACAGAGAGCTTATGCAGTTTTGGGGCGCGGGGCTTAACTGATGGGCCGCTGCATTTATTGTTGTGCCAAAACCGAAAAACAGATTTGTGATGAATGCGAACAGGTTTTTGGAAGTGAAAAGGAGGAATATTTTTATGACAAATGAAGTGATTTTAACACCTGAGATTGAAAATAAATTGTCGCAAGAAGAAAAAAGCCTTCTAAGGTCGGAAGGTTTTCAAATTACCCGAGAAATTGAAAATTTAAAGGTAAAGAACCGAGAGCAATACGAGAAGGCGTGTGAAATTGGAATCGCAAACTGCAACGCTCTTAAAAAACTAGAAGAGTTATACAAGGCACTTGTTAAGCCTTTAGACCTTGAAAAGAAGCGTTTAAAAACCGTTTTCGACAAAGCAAAAGAAATCTTTGAAGCTAACGACGAAAAGATCAGAAAAGCTTTAGAAGGCTATCAACACAAAGTCGAAACGGACAATATTAAGACCATCCATACCGATCTTGGTCGTGCCACGATTCAAGAAAGAAAAGACTGGGAAATAGAAGATATCAATTTAATTCCAAAAGAATATTTCAAGTTGGATGAAGCAAGGATAGGCCAAATCATTCGCGCCGGTGGAACTGTACCCGGTGTGAAAGTGAAGACGGTGTTCAGCACCGCCTTTGTAGCTGCATAGATTTTACCGAGGAGTCCACGAACACCTTTTTCGGCGGGGCGTGGTAGGGGCAAACGTCGATTAATCTAGTCCCGACCTCGGTATTTAAAAAGGGGGAAGTGATGGAAAACGCAATTCAGAAACAGGAACCAGAAACAGAAATACAGGTTATCGATCAAACAATAACGCAAATCAGAAAACCCGAAGAAATTCTTTCGGATGCAAAAGAAGCAGCAAAGGCTTTGCAGCGTGTCATTAGTGGTAAGAGAAAACCCGTCGTTTTTAACGGGGAACAATACCTTGAATTTGAGGATTGGCAAACCGTAGGACGTTTTTACGGCTTAGCTGCCAAAGTTACAAACTCAAGGTTTATTGAATTCGGAGATGTTAAGGGGTGGGAGTCTCATGCGGTTGTGATTAATACCAATACCGGATTAGAAATTTCCGCAGCGGACGCAATGTGTCTTTCGGATGAACCGAATTGGAGTCGCAAGCCTCTTTTTCAGTTGCGGTCAATGGCTCAAACAAGGGCGTGTGCCAAGTCTTTAAGAAACGTCTTGGCTTGGGTTGTGGTCTTGGCTGGTTACAAGCCGACCCCTGCCGAAGAAATGCAAGGCGTTTTAGAGGCTCCTAAATCGGTTTACGAAAAGATGAAATCAGAAGAAATGACCGTTGAACCCGTCCCTCAAGCCAAGCCAAAAGGAGAGACGAAACCGCAAAATATTTCGGCAGAAAAACTCGGTGAATACGTGATGCCTACCGGAAAGTATCAAGGCATTCGCTTAAAAGACATTCTCCAAAAAGAAACGGCTACAGGAAAAAAACAGGGCCTTGAATATTTGATTTGGGTTTCTGAAAACTTCAATAGTCCTGAAATTAAATCAACCGTTTCAAGATATTTAGAAGTAATGGAGTTAGCTTGAGTCCGCAAGACAAGATTTTAGAGCTAGTCGAGTGTGCCGCTGGTGGAGAGATTGACTACCAGCGACACGCTACGGCAATCGTCGATTTTGCTAGAAGGCTCGATTTTAATGCGCCCGATGAAGTGCCTTTTTCCGAATGGGAATTAGTCTTTATTGATTTTTTATTTAAAAAATATTGTGACGGCGAAGAGTTTCTTTCTTGGGAAGATTTTTTAGAAGAGCAGGACATATACGACGATTGGCAAAAACACAAAGAGTCAATGGTTGCCTTTAATGAGAAATACGGCCTTAATTCTTTTAACGACGAATAGGAAAGTTTTTTTCTAAAAAACATGTCCGAGACAAACAAGGAAAGGGCGGTTAATGAGTGAAGCTGGATTTGTTAAGCTTTGGCGAAAACTGGCCCTATCCTCTGTATTTCAAGACCCCGCAGCCTTTCATATTTTTATTTACTTCCTACTTAAAGCTCAATGGGACTCCGAAACTGGAAAGAAAATTTTTATCAACGGAAAAGAACACATTATGAAAGCCGGTCAGCTTACAACCGGACGGTATCAAATATCAGAAGCGACTAGCTGGCCTGGTTCTACAGTTAGAAACGCTTTGGAGCGACTGAGAAGTAAATATCAAATTTTGGACATCGAAGCGGACAACAAAAAAAGCCTCATAACTATATTAAACTGGGATAGTTACCAAGGATCAGAAACGTCAACAGGACAGCTTGCAGGACAACGGGAGGACATCAACAGGACAACAAGTGGACACTATATAAAGAATTTAAGAATTAAAGAATTAAAGAATAATAAAAATATTATTACTACCGAAACAAAAAAAGAATTTTTAGAAGAGCTTAAAAAAACCGGAGTTTATAACGGCTTAAACCTCGAACAAGAGGTAAATCGTGCAGAGATTTGGCTGAAAGTTAATAAGCCAACACGCCACGTTACAAAGCGTTATTTAATCTACTGGCTTAACAAGTGCCTCGAAAAACTCCAAGAAATCAAAGCTCTACCTCAAGCGCGGAAACCCGATCAAGGCCCTACACAAAACGACGTCGAAAACTGGAAAAAAAATGCTGCGCCTCCACCCGCTGAACTAGGCCAGCTAATCAGCAAACTTGCAGAAGGGAAATCCCTATGACTCACCAATGCGCTGAATGCGGAAGAAGTAAGTTTGACCGAGAGGGCCGCTGCGAATACTGCGGAACCTTGGATTTAGACCTTAACGACGCCTACAACGACGCAGAGCGAAAGAGGATTTTTGGCAAATGATTAAACGCAAAAAACGGAAGAAAAAATCTCTTTTGAAGCAGTACAAAACAACCGCAGAAAACCTCTGGAAAGAGGTGTGTAAATTACGAGACAGAAACAAATGCGTGATTTGCACCTCAACCAGTGTTTTGCAAGTCGATCACTGTTTCAGCCGCAAAACCTCAGAACTCTTTTTTGACGTTCGCAACGGCACGACTTTATGCCGGGAGTGTCACTGTAAGAAAAGCTTTAAGACTTCTGGTTATGATCGCTTAGTCGACCGGATTGTAAAACAACGTGAAGGCGCGGAATGGTTTTTAGCAGCCGAAGAAGTCTGTTTAAAACTAGAGCCTTTCGTTTGGGATGTAGTCACTTTAGAGCAAATTATTATTAAGTTAAAAGAGCAACGCGCAGCTTATTTAGGTGCAAATTGAGAAAGTTTGATTATTACGTGAAAACGGTTTCTTTTTTCTACGAATTAGATTCTGTTTTAAGAGACATACAAGACGAAATCGGTAACGAAGTTTTAGGTATTGATCGATTCAATGATGTTTATTTAGTGATTTACCGGAGAAGCCGTTGAAATTCGACCAATCTAAAAAATCGTTAGGAAATCCCGAGATACAAAAACCAGAATCTTGTGTCTTTGGACACATTTTAAACCGTACCGGCTGGCATGTCGCGGATAACAAATTATTTTGTAATCTTTGTCACCAAGTAGTTATTGAGTTGATCGGAAGATGATTCCCGAATCTTGCGAAATTCCTTTTGGTAATACTGCTCTAGCAAAACGAATTTTAATAGCACTTTTATTTTCCAAAAAAGGTCAGGCAGTTAGATATCGGATAGACCATGCGCCAAGCCCTCACAATCTGCGAATGAGGATTATCGAAAATGCAAAGCGCGTCGGAATGCGAGTAGAAACAAAAACAAAGGGGGATGGATTTATTTATGTTTTTTACAAAGGAGAATTTAATAAAAGAATCTTTGAAACACTTAGCGTTGATATTGATCGTTTTAATAAGTCTGCAAGGATGCGCCGAAGTGCCAATGCAAGAAAGGCTGCTTTACTCTCAGCCCGAAGGATCGAACGAAAGCCCCGAAGAACTCCGTTAAATAAAGATTTTGGGTCAATTATCAGAGGCAGGAAGCTTTTAAACCAGTTTAAAAAAATTGCATGATTTATAAATTTAAAAAAATATTTACCTCTATAAAAATTAATAAGAGCGTAGCGTCTGGAATGATTAATTTAATTAATAAAAAAACATACGAAGCAAATCAATGTCTGAATCATGTGTTGAATTATGCGATGCAAGAAAGTTACAGAAGATACAGAAGAGGAAAGAACCGCTGTCTTAGATGCGGATTAAAGTTGTAATCCCTCTCGGCGTGGCGGGTCGCGGAGGAAACCACTAACTGCGAGTCTGAATCTTTGAAGGTGGAGTGGATTCCTCAAAGATAAGCGCCGAAATGACCATCGGGTGGCTAGGGGTAAGAGCGCGAATAAGACGTATTCTAATTCGATGTCTTGACCGAGACTTAACCTGCCGCCGAGTTGGGATTGCGAAGAGGAAAATGGCTGGAGTAAAAATGGCACTCCGCGTAAGTCCAAATTGTTTCTAAGTAGTCGGCCCGGGTGCAACAAGAAGTGCCTACGTATGCCGGGAAGCGTTGGCCCCGATGAAATCAAACTTGAGGCGGCGGCTCCAGCCACCAATAACCCCAGGGATGGGAGGAGAGAGCGTGAAGAAGAAAAAGAAGCTGATAAATATTCCGATTGATATGAGCAACGAAACTCTTATCGCATTAAGAAATGCGGGACTCATTGAAATCAATATTCGCTTTCGTCCTAAACCTGAGAAGCTTCTTTGGAACATTATGAAAATGATGCAGTACGTTATGCCTGAAGGAAAGAAAATATGCTAAGGGCGCCTTTCTCATTTTCCGGTAGGATTAAATATCAGTCTTATGAGGGACAAATATACATCCTTCCTTCCGATACCATGCGCCAAGAATTAGTACAGGTTTCGGGCTGGGGGGATTACGATCCACCGCAGTCACCTCCTTTTGGACGTAAGAACCATCCAGCGTCAAGAATGGGGTGCGTCCATGGAGCGAAGAGAGAGAAGGCGCCCTTAAGCGCGTTAAATCATATGATTCAAAAAAAGAGGTGTCAAGCATGAAGGAAAAAGAAGCGATCAAAATATTTTTAGCGAAGAGCCAACACGGGAAAAAAACGATCGAGAAGCTGAAGAAGTGGGACAAGAATAAAAATCTAACTGAAAATGCAGAACTGATTGGCGCAACGGTTCAGTATGCTTACAGATTAGCGCGGAAGTTTGAGCTATGAAATCCCCCTGCCCCCGTTGCGGTCACGGTGCGCCGCTGAAGGAAATAAAGAAAGAGGAAGCGATCAGGCAAGAGCTTGAAAGAAAAGTTTCTAATCTTGTGTACTGTTTCCTCCAAGATGTGCAGGGTCTTGTAAAAGAGGCATATGAAAAAGGCAAAGCAAAGTGCAAATAATGCACGCACTGAGTTATCCGGCAAAACCGGAGAGCTGAAAGGGAGAGCGAGATGAGCGAGGCCGACAAGATGATTGAAGTTTTCATTAAGCGCTACAAAGGCAAAACTGTTTATCGCGTCCTCAATGATGTTGTGAATCACCAATGCTCATTAGCTTTAGCGGAAAGAATTATTTATTACTACTTCCGAAAACAAAGACGCAGGAGAGCAAAATGAGAGAGAAGATGCATGAAAGAAAAGACTGTTATCACACTTCAAAATATCCGCCTATTCACAATGTTTGTTTCTGCGATGTTTGCGGCGAATCCTTTATTGTTGGCTGGCAAGCAAAGGATGCTCCGAATGAAGAGAAGAAGCCAATGCATTGTTTTTGTAGCGAGAAAGTTTTTTGCTCCATTCATATGCCGCACCCGCAATCTCTAAGAAATAAGCCCCAGGAAGCGAAGGAGGAAGGCGTGAGGGAATGGCCTTGTGAGCATATTTCTTTTGATCCTGATTTTGTTGGAAAATTCCATTATGTAAAAAAAGTTCATGGCGGCATTGGATATGTTCCGCTTGAAGTAAATTATTGTGAGAAGTGTGGCGCAAAGCGTCCGGCTGAGAAGCGGAAGAGGTTGGCGACGATCTTAAAGAATAGCAAAACTCATTGTCAGTATTTAAACGATGAAACATGTGAAGAGATTGCCTCTGTCGCAATCGAAGAAGTCTGCCGGGTGATCGATGCTTGCATGGGGGCTTCGATGGATGCGGATTATCTTAAAGAACGGCTTCGATCTCTATGACCGAGAAGGTTTACTGTAAGGATTGTAAGTGGAAGCTAGACGACGATTTCGAATGGTGTGATTACCGAAACGAATTCACAGGAACCGCTTATTTTTGGCGCGATAGAAAGACTGCTAAAAACGGCAACGGTGATTGCCAAGACTTTGAACGCCGTCCTCCCTCCTGGCTCAAGCGGGTGTTTGGATGAAAGCGATTCTGATTGATCGGAAAGAGTTTACAAAAACAATCGAGATTAAAGAACTTCGGGAAAGGATTCTTTGGGCGGTGTTTCAGCCGATTGTCAGTAACGATTACGACCTTAAGCCAACTGAGCCGTTGGAATTTATTTACGGCGGAAAAAACGGAAAAGGAATACCCCTTTACTATGAAGTTTAACGGCACAAAAGGAGAGAAATGAGCAGAGTTGATGATTATCCAGAAGATTGCGTCAGAATAAAAAGGTTAGCCGAAAAAATGGGGCTGAATATTACGCTAGAAAAAGCCTCAGATATTTGGAGTGATCATTCAAACGACTATTGTGCTGGCTGGATGATTCTTCCTAAAAATGATGAAGAGATTAAAGCTATCATTGCAGAGAAAACAACAATCGAAGATTTAAATTGTCCTCATTGCGGAAAGAAAATTTCATGACCGCGCCGAAGTTTGAGCCACAAAAAGAAGCAATTGTGATTCAACATCATTTACGCAAGGCTTTGAATGATTACGGATACGAAATCGAAGATGATTATTGTTTAAATGAAATAATTGCTGGTCTAGAAAAAGCCTACGCCCAAGGAAAAGAAGATGCCGCGAAGATTGCAGAGAAAAGCTTGGAGCATTACAGCGAAGACAAAGATGGAAATAAATATTGGGTGTATTGTTCAGATGTGTCCGCCGCAATCAGAGGCGCAAAATGACCTGTCATAATCACCCTGTTTATAATCCAAAATGTGACCTGTGTGTTAGCGAAAGAAGATACTGCAACTGTAAAGATCAATCATCTGGCCAAGATTGTTCGGAACATGATCAGAGAGGCGCAAATGGCTAAGAGGGTGACGAAATGGCCTTATTGTGCCTTTTGTAAATTCTTCGGACACGAAACTAACAGACACCATGAATTTTCCAGCGTTCCTTCTATGATTGTGCATATGAGTTCAAAAGAATTTCTTATTGATTATATTCAGGGTCTGCATGAAACGATTCGGTTTTATCAGAATAAGTTAGACAAGTTGAAGGCCGCCGCGAAGGAGAAAGGCCGAGGAGAGAAATAGATGAGTGAGAATGAGAGGATTGTGCGCTCTATTGTTCAAACTAAGTGTGAAACTTCTGTTCATAAATTAGAGCAACACTATACTTGTAAATATTGTCTTTTCGCAATAGATGCTGCAATGGTATCTGCCCTCGACACCAAAGACGCAGAGATTCGCCGCCTGATGGATGAACTTGCTGATTTCAAACAAGGCGCACAAGTAGAAGCTGACGAAGCAGACAGATTGAGGAAAGAAAATGCCGCGCTGAAAGAAGCGTTGGAGCAGATAAACCGACAGCTTTATACGACAGCGAAAGATAAATTGAGATCAATAATTAAAGCCGCGCTCGAAGGTGGGAAGTGAAAAATTGCAAATTGAGGGGTAATGTCTGAGCCTGAGTCCAAAGCTGAAGGAAACGTAAAAGACGGATATTTAGTTGTTAATAATTTATATGCCGACCCATATCAAAACATTGTAGCGGCTATGGTTTATAACGCCGTTTTGGAGGCCAGATTAAAGTACGAATATTGTTATCACAAAAAAAAGGCTGTAAGAGTTAAAAAAGACGCTTTAGAATTTATTTTCTCTTGGGAGTTTGAATATTGGGTCGAACTCGCCAAAATCAACATTAGCCCCGAAACTATCCGCCAATCTCTCCGAAAAGAACTTTCAAAATATCCAGAAATGAAAGAAATATTGACAGACCCAAAATATAACTCACCGAATAGACTAGCGAGGATTCGGAAAAATGATAAAATATGCCTAAATTTATCCGGGACAGACCCGGAAAAAACGTCTGATATGGGGGTATCAGGCTAACAGCGGAGAACAATTTATTCTTTCACTATCCCCCAATAGTGGAAAACAACGCAAAGCCAGTTTAAAGGGCGTCTGCTCTTTAACTGGCTTTTTCTTTTTATGAGCGATCCGTCTAAAAGCCCGTTATTAAAGGACTTACGATGCCTAAGAAGAAAGGCAAGGCTAAAGCTAAAAAAGCTCCTAAAACTAGAGCATCTAAGCGAAAACCACAAAGCACTAGGCATTATCAATTTGTTGGGAAAGTTTTTCTAATGAACAACACCAAAACAAACAACAAAGCCTTTTGTGTGAAGTGCGAAAAGGAAATGCGGAAAATAGCCTGGATGATAAAAAACGTCTTTTATTGCCATGAACACTATAACGAGGAACTTAAAAATGAATGAAATCTTTGATGCTGTCCGGGAAGAGGCAAAAGAATTTAAAAGGTGGAGTGACCCGAAACGCTTTCTATTCGAGGATTTGGTCGTGTATTTATGTCTTTTTGGTCTTGCTTTGCTTTTCGATCCTCTTGTTATCCTTTTATCTAAAGCCAATATTGTTTTATTTCCGCATGAAGTGGGAGTCCATCCGCTTGAAATAGGGAAGGGGCAATTTCTAGTTTTAGTTTTTTCAGCGGTTCAGTTTTTTAGGAAGTTTCTGGATTGGAGATATCACCGATGAGAATCGTTGTTTTAATCGCCTTTATCTTTTTAGCTGGTTGCGCCACAAAGCAAAAGTGTGACCGAATCAGTCCTAAAGGCGATTGTTTAGTCTTTTACGCGATCTAACTAGAATTATATAAATATTTACGAATCAACAATTTAAGGAATTGAGCTATGGGAAGCAATCTTTCGAGTGCCGAGAAGCAGGGGAAAAGGAAAATCCTCGAATGGGCCTATAAGCATTTCAACACTTTAAAAGAGTCAACGAAGGTTAGGATTTGGGAAAAGATTTATGACAAGTCCGAGCCTGATGTTATGGAGTTGAGAGGGAATGTCGAGCATCCGGTCAGAGTTATCTTTAGAGCTGCCCCCGATTTACCTGAACAAAAAGCAAGATGAATATATTTTCGCCACTGAAGAGTTTGTCTGTATCAAGGGAACCTTTGGTTGCGGGAAAAGTATCGCGGCTCTTTTATCAGCGAATAAAGAATGTGAAGAACATCCTGGGAATTTGTACTTGATTCTAAGAAAAGAATACATCGATTTAAAGAATTCGACTCTTAGAGACTGGAACGACTGGATAGGCCGCCCGGTAATTGGAAACGAAGTTAGATACGAAAACGGTTCGATTTTGCTCTTTGGTCATGGGGACGACATAAACGCTTTGAAGAACGCAAATTTAGGTGGGGCCTTGATGGTTCAGGCCGAAGAAATGTCGGAACAGGATTTTTGGTTTGTTAAAGGACGGTTGAGAAGAAAGCAAGGCACAAGACAGTTAAGGCTTGAGTGTAACTATGACGGAAAAAACTGGATTTATAAATTATTCAATAAAGAGGACAGCCCGATTAAAGCTGCAAGACGTTTGATCCTTACCAATACTTTTGATAATGAGAAGAACCTTCCTCCGGATTACATCCCGGGACTCATGATGTATCCCCAAAAACTTCAAGAGCGTTATTTATACGGAAGTGACGCGGACATGGAAGGGGCTATCTTTGATGAATTTAAAGAGTCCGTCCATTTCATCAACCCCTTTGACATCCCCGAAGGCTGGAACCGCATAGTATCTTTGGATCATGGTTACACGAATCCGACGGCCGTTTTGTGGGGAGCCGTTGACCATGACGGAAATATTTATATATACGATGAACATTATGAAGCTGGTCAGCTTGTGTCTTATCACGCCTCAGAAATCAACAAACGGAATAATTCCAATGTCTCTGATTGGCTGATAGACCCAAGCTGCAAGAACAAAACAAACCAGAAAAACGGAACTATCTTTTCGGTCATTGATGAATATCAAGATTATGGCATTAGCTTCAGACCCGCGAATAACTCCGTTTTAGCAGGGCTTAACCGCGTTAACGAATATTTTAAAGCGAAGAAACTATTCATTTTTAAGACCTGTCAAAAAGCAAAAGAAGAAATTGACGGCTATAAATGGAAGCAGTTAAAGCCGGGCCAACAGAGAAACAATCCTGAAGAACCCATTAAGAAAAATGACCACGCTTGTGACGCGCTTAGATATTTAGTTATGTCGAGGCCGTCTTTGACGGAAGTCTTACCGCCGCCTATTAAACGCTTTTCAGTTAGAGACTTTGAACTCATGGAAGAACGCCAATCCATGCAAGAGGACGAATGAACGAAACACCCGAAGCACCCGAGCAAAAATTAGATATCGATAAGTGGTTTACGCGCATTAAGTCCGCCGAGCAGTACATGAAAGACGAATTTAAACCGCGCTACGATTTAGCCCGTAAAAGGCTACGATCGGAATTAAGTATTGTGACCGCAAAAGGCGGCAGACCTTCTCATGAGTCGGTCAATCTTCTCTATGCAATCGGGAATTCTTATGTGAACTCGGTTATCTTTAAAAACCCGGATGTAAATTTAACCGCAAGAAATGATGAAGAGCGCGAAGCGGTAGAAAATACCGAAGTAAAAATAAACGAATTCCTAAAAGACAAAAGAGTTAAGAAAGTTGTGAAACGCGTTATTTGGGACGCTTTTTTAGGAGGCTTTGGGGCAAGATACGTCGATTACGAATACGAAGATTACGAGACACAGGAACCGTTACTTGATGATATGGGCCAGCCCATGCTCAAGCCGGACGGAACACCGATTCTAAAAAGAGTCGCTACGAAGAATAAGCCATGTGTGAAGCGTGTAAGGCCCGATCTAGTCCGCATTCCAAGAGGTTTTGATTTTGATGAATATGAAGAATCGCCTTTTATTGCGTTTGATCTTTTAATCCCGGCTGAAGATGTGAGAAATGATAATTCTTTCGATCAAGTTTTGAGGATGCAGATTAAGGGAAAACCCTATCAGTCTGTATCCGATCAAGAAAAAAGAGTCGCTAAAAAGTCCCAAGAAGCAGACGTTTTATACGCAAGGCTCCACTACATTTTTACCAAGCCGGAATTTTCAGGGGATACATATAAACTCTTAGTTCTTAGTGAAGAAGTAAAAGACGGGCCTTTGAAGCATGAAGAATTTGAAAAAGGGCAAGAAGGCTATCCGATCAAGTTCCTTCATCACAACCCGTTAGATGATGATATTTCGTATCCTTGTGGGGATGCGTGGCTTTCTGAATCTCAGTTTAGAGCGATTGATGATTACTGGGTCAGGCTTTGCCGACACGTAAAAAAATCCAATCCGAAATGGATTGTTGATACAAATCACGTAACGACACAAGACGTCCAAAAATTAAAATCAAATGATGACCTTGAATATGTCGGCATTAAGCCTAAAACAGCTGGTGTTCCTTTAGCAAACATCATTCAGCCCTTAGAGCATCCGACCATTAACCCGAACAATCAAGAGTTTTTAACTTACTCCGAGAATATTTTAAATCGTATTGCCCCACGTTCTGCGGTCTTTTTGGGAGATGCCAGCCAAAAGAAAACGGCTACTGAAGCTTCGATCATTCAGGGCGGGGAAAACATTGATATTGATTCAAGAATCGATGATATTCGGGAATTTTTCATTGATTTAGTCCGTGATTTAGCCGGTCTTTATGTTCAAAATTTAGTCGGAACCACGATTGTAAAAGGTAAAGACGCAAACGGAAAAGAATTTTCAAGGCCCGCCGACAAGACAAAATTTTCCACGAACTTTGAAGTAAATATTGACGTCATGTCCATGCAAGCGCCGAACCGTGAAGTTCACCGTAAGCAGTTTATGGACATGATGGGTCTATTACAAGTCTTTGAGCCTTCTCTAAACCGAATCGGAAAGACAGTCGACCCTCTTTTCTTCCTTCCGAAAGTTTTAGACACGTTTGGAGTAAAAAATGGGGAACAGGCAATTGTCGATTTACCTATTGGAGCCATGATGCCTATCCCTGGCGAACCAGTCCCGACTCCTGAAACGATAACTGGGGCCGAACCTCCCGCCGCTGCGGAGTTTGCGAGGGCCAATCAAGTATGATTCCCGCAGAAGAAATTATTCAAAAAGTAGGAAAAAAAGAGTTTCAGAAGATGGCGACCAATCAACAGCGCGGACAAAGAATGGTAGATATTAAAAACCTCAGACGATGGGGAAAGGGTGATGTTTGGTTTCGCATTTGCGAACACGGAAACGTCACCATAAGAAAAGGCGAACCGACCAAAGATTGCAAACCATGTTTAAAGTCTACAGGGGTGACGAAACTAAGAGACTTTGAAGAGCATTTTAATTTAGGCATTGGCGGTTATGTGACCAGTAAACGGGATATGAAAGAATCAGCAAAAAAATTAGGACTTGTGCCTATCGGATCGGACGGAATATGAAATTTAAAATTGCAGTTACCGTTTTTTTACAAGAAGACGGGAATATAGGCATTCAAACAACGTCTAAAAACCAGATTACCACTTTGGGACTTTTGGAAGCTGGAAAAGCGGTTTTGTTAACGCAGCTTCAACCGTCTGAAGAGTCCAGAATCGTAGTGCCTGAATTATGAAAGACGACGAATTAATTCAATATGAATATCGTCTAGTGATTTTTGATCGGATTATCGAAGAAAAGATTAAACAAAATCCCGATGCTTACGGTGGCAAAGGAAAAGAATATGCCCTTGTTGATGCTTTAAACGACTTAGGAAAAGAAGGGTGGGATGTTTACGCAATTAACGGCGATTGTTTTGCAAAAAGGCCGCTAAATGCGTGAAGCTTTAACCCATGTCTTAGGCATTATAAAAACTTTTGAGAAATATTTTCCAGGTTTTGAAAAGAGAGTTTTAGAAACACTTTTAAAAAATAAGTAATACAGACTCATTCAGCGTCTTTCGGCCACGCTAGCTTTAATAAGTTGTGGTAGACGCTCAATCAGCCCAGTTAAGACTAATAATCTTGACTGGGCTTTTTTATTAAACAGACCAAGCCGTGAATGAACGGCAGTCCACCAAGAAAAGGAAACGAAATGTCAGAGGACATAGAACCAGAAACAGGAACACCAGAGACTACGACGGTAGAAGCTGATTCCGGTTATGGGGACATACTCAAGGGCGAAGGTGTCACGCCTCAAGATGATTCCAGTGTGCAGCCCGAAGTCCAAGAACCCGAAACCGATCAGCAATTAGAGACGACAGACCCCGAGATAGTTTTGCGTGAAGGTCTTAAAGCGAAGTTGTCCGAAATTGAAGAATGGCAAAAAGGTTATTTGCGACAGAAGGATTACACACAAAAGACTCAGGAAATAGCACAGCAAAGAAAATCTTTTGAGCAAGCTTTTGGAAAACTGCCACAGTCTCAGGAACTAGCTAATCTTGGGAAACTTTATCAGCAGTATTTTAAAAGCCCCGACGTTAAGGCAGCAATCGATGCGGTTTTAGCCGGAAAGAACCTGAGAGAAATCTTTGCGGGTGATAACCAGACTCCAAAACAGCCCCAGGACGTTTATGTTCAAACCCTCGAAGCGAAGATTCAAGAGCTTGAGTCTAAGCTTGACCATTTCTCCACCTCTTTTGAAGAGAGAGAACAGGAAAGAGGCGTTAGTGAGGCCCAAAAAGTTTTCGAGTCATGGAAGGCCGACAAAAAATCGAAGGCCAATGTAGACGTAACCGAGGAAATAGATGCTGAGATGGCTTATTTCATCCCGAGCATCAAACAAAAGCACCCGGACTGGGATGCAAATAAAATCCTTGATGAAGCCTACCGCCACGCAACGATTGACCAGCAGGGACAACGGATAGCATCTCAAGTTGTTCAAAACGCCGAGACTTTAAAAACGAAACCGGCTCCGAAGATCAATTCAAAGGCTCCCCTAATTCCTGAAGATAAAAAAGGGTATGCAGAAATTTTTCTAAATAGATAAGGGTTAAATCATGTTTCTTTTCAACCTATTAGTTAAATCAGTGCTTCGCATGTGCGTCATGACAGCATTTGATTTGACAGCGGTCAATGCTTCAACCCGCGCGAGAATCGAAAAGAAATGGCAAGACAACCTGAGTGTAAAAACCCCTCTGATGATGCGTTTCAAAGAAGAAGGTGGAATGCAGTTGATCGGCGGCGGTACTGAACTCAGTTTTCCTGTTATTTCTGATGATGGCAACGCGGGAAGCTACCAGGGCGATGATATTTTGAATATCTCCCGTCCGGGTGGTTTGATTAAATTAACGTATAACTGGAAACAGTTCTATTCAACCGTCCGAATCGATGGCCTTGAAGAAATTCAAAACGCCGGAGAAGAGGAAGCGGCTTCCGTTTATGAAGGTCGTTTTGCGCAAGCTGAAACAACGACTATTAATAAATTCGAAGAAATGCTTTTCGGTGATGCGACTGGTAACCAGTCTAAGGATTGGAACGGTTTACGTGCTCTTGTGGCTGATGATCCGTCCACCGGCACTATTGGTGGTCAGTCTCGCGCTACAAACACGCAGCTTCGTAACCAAGCGAATACAACCGCCGTTACAGCTTTCAACACCTCGCAGAATGGACGCAGCGTACTCACCAATTTATACGCCTCTTGCGTTCAAGGAATTCGCAAACCGAATTTCATTTCCACGACACAGGCCATTTGGGTTCTTTATAACCTTTCATTGACGTCTAATGAACGGTTTATTCCGGAGAATTCAAAGAAGCTTGCAAACGCTGGATTTGATGTTGTCGCGTTTATGAATGCTCCTGTCACCATGTCGGCAAAATGCCCGGCCTCTCACTTGTACATGCTCCGCATTGCGAAGCCTAAGAGTGACGGCGGTATTTTCCTTCTTATTTCTAAAGATCGTAACTTCAAACTAGGTAAGTTCATCGAACCGGCAGACCAAGATTTTATTGTTGCGAAGGTTTTGACGGCTGGCGAACTTGCCACCGATGCCCCGTATTTACAGGGCGTCGCAACGAACATCACAGGTTAAGGAGAAAACCATGAAAAAGATTATTTTTAGTCTTTTTGTTGTGTTCGCACTCCTTAGCGTTGCCAATCCTGCCCATGCTTTGCTTTGCAAATCCGGTCAGGCGGGTAACAGTGATGAGTGCTGGACTGAAGTAAAAGTATCTTCGGCAGAAACGAACGTCGTATCCGCTGGTGCGGTTCTTATGTACGACATTACGACTGATTCCGCAGATACGAATGCGTATCAGGTTGTTCTTACAACGGCTTCCCTTGATGCTCACAGAGTTGCCGGTGTTGCCCAAAGCATAATTGCTACAGGCGATACAGGTTTAATTCTTGTGAAAGGAAAAGGAAAGTTGAACGTGCATGGAGTTACAGCGACCGGCGACCGCGTCTTTACTAGCGCGAGCGAAGGACACGCGGGAACCACAATTCCTGCTATGGGCGCAACAAATACATCCTCGGGTGATCCGATTGGTTTTGCTTTGCAAAACTCAACGGCTGCTCGGGCGACGATTGATGCGTATATCAACGTAATCTAATTAAAGGGCGGGGGCCTAAAAATCCCCGCCTTTTTTTAAAGGAACCATGAATATAGGAAACATAGTCACAAAAGGTTTAGAGAGAGCAAAGCTTCCGGTCGGTGATTTTGCCATGCGCGAAATGGCCGTTCAAATGCTCGATGAAATTATTCAAGAGCATTATGAATCAAAAAAATGGTCTTTTAGAAAAGGTGTTTTTATTCTTCCGGTAGGGTCAGGCATTGAAGAATACGCTTTAAGTAAATACGTTGCAAGCTGGAAAGACATTGTACCTCACACGATGCGCGGGTCAAATCCGGCGAGAAAATTACATTTTAAACCCTCACACGAATTCTATAAATCCCATGCTTACGACTTAGAAAGCGGAACTCCTTATCAATTCAGAGACGGAGAGTTAAGAGGCTTTCAAACACAAGTTTCCGCTGCTTCAACCATTTCTTTCGTGTCTTCTTTAACGAACTACACAACCGGAACTGTCTCTGTCATTTACGGTTCAATGAGAGTAGCGATTACAACCGGCTCGGTCACTTTAGACATGTTGGGACGTTGGTTCAGAGTGGGAACCGATGCGAAGCGTTACAAAATTACACAGATTGAATCATCGTCTGTTTTTTATATTCATGCACCCTATGAAGGCACAACCAACGCAACGGCTTCTTTTGCGATTGGGGACGTACAACAAAAGGCATTAGTCTCTGGATTTTTAACGACAGGCGCTTTCCACGAAGAAGAAGTCCAATTAAACGGCGCAACCTCTGTTTCTACGACGCTCACTTTTGCAACGATTACGAGAATTTCAAAGTCAGATAAAACGTATGGTTCAGTGACTGCTACTTCTAACGGTGGAATTATTACGAATGTTATTTTAGACCCAGGTGAAACAGAAGCGGATTTTTTTACCGTGAAAATGTATCCGATTCCCTCGGCAGCAGAAAATTTAGAATACGAAGCCTTAATCAGACACCCTTATTTATACCGGAATACCGATTCTCCTCTTTTTCCGAGTCAGTGGCATCCGTTTTTAGCTTTAGAACTTTATATAAAACTAATGACCGAATGGCATGAGAAAGAAGTTTCTTTAGAAGTCATTCGACGCCGGGATAACTGGAAGAATGATTTATACGCCAATGACAATAATTTTGATAACTGGGAAGTTTCCCAAGAAACAGAGTCTATTTCTTTGAGACAAAAAAGTAACAATCTTCCAAATATGTTTGATGTGTCTGATGACGACTTCTAAAGACATTTTTCATTATTTATTAGGGGCATTTTTGGCAGTGTCTACTTTCTTTTATCTTCCGAACCCTCCGAATATGTCCGTCCCGCAAGCGATGGAAAATTTCTATAACATCCAAGAGCTTTTTATTCGGTACGGCATCATGGCTTTATTTGGAGTTTCTTTATTTATGAAGCCTGAACGGACGGCGACTTTAAAGACTTTTGCCGGATTCTTTTTATACGTCTTAGGCATTAGCTCTTTTATCTCTTTTGACCTTCAGCAAAGACGCGCGATCTTAAATATTTTCTTAGGACTGGTTTTTTACAAAATGATTGTTGAACATTTTGACCGACGCTATTTAAAAGTCGTTTCCTTGGCGATCTTGGCCGTGATTGCGGGAAATATTTTATTTTCGATAGGCCAAATTTTTAATGTTGACCCCTTGTTCCGTCATACCTCGGATACGGTCGTCGGATTCCCTCGGCCTGTAGGGTTAATGAGGCTTGAAGCTCATTTAGGCACACTGGCGGCAATTACAGGCCCTCTTTTGATGATGATTCATCCGGTTTTAATCGTCACCGTACTCCCTTTATTATTTTGGGGAAGTGCCTCCGCTGCGGTCTTAGCCTTTGTCGTTTCGATGGGTTTTTTACTTTATCACCAATTAAATAAAAAAGTATTTTTCGTCCTCTTTGCTCTTTTAGCGGCAGCCGGTCTTTTCTATATCGTCAATTACGACATGCCGGGCGGCACGTTTGATTATCGTTTGAAGATTTGGTTTAAGTCTTTGCAAGCCGTCCTTCCTAGAAGTCCTTTTTATGGGCTAGGGATTGGAAGCTTTGCCCGATGGAGTCCGCAATCGGCGCAAGCGACTAATGATTCGCCCTTAGTCTGGATTTGGGCGCATAACGAATATATTCAGTTACTTTTTGAGCTTGGAATTGTCGGAGTTTTCTTTTTTTGGAGATGGTTTAAAGAGCGTTTCCAAGATTTAAGGCGTTGCGTCAAAGACGTTCAATTCCGATACGCCTTTGCCTCTTTTTTGGGTCTTTCAATCGTTTCCTTTTTCCATTTCCCATTTCATCTTGGCCGCTTGGCGGGTATCTCTCTTTTTTCAATCGCCTTAGTCCATGCGCTTGCGTTAGATAACGAAAGGACAGTATGCGAATCTTAATTGCTCTTATTTTATTTTACTCTTTTGTAGCCTCCGTTTTTGCATGGCCTGTCCCTGCTCCTAGTTCCAAATTTATAGCCTCTCAGGACATTATTGCGACCTCTTCCGATAGTCACGCAATAGGTTCTAGTTCTGTTTTTTGGAGAAGCACATTCTCAAGAAATCTTTATTTACCGGAACGGGCAGAAGCCCCTTCTGTAATCGCAAGTTTTGGCGTGGTATGGGCCTCAACAGATAACCACGTTTATTTTAGAAACGATGCAGGAACCACTACGAGACTCAGCTAATGAAAGAAATCTATACCCCTGTAGGCGGGATTAATTTAAGGCTTCCCCCCTGGCATAAAGACATGATGACCAGAAAGCAATGTGTGTCTTTACGGAATTTAAGGGTGAACGATGAAGTGATCGAATCTATCTTAGGGACTAAGAAATTTCAAAGCACCTCTTTAGGCTCAGACCCTATAACAGCCTTGATGCCTTATTACAATGATCAGACGGATGATTATGCTTTACTCATTGCTTCTGGAAAAACGATTTATAAAAAGAATGAACAAACAAATGAATTCGATATTTTAAGGTCTGGTTTAAGTTCTAACAGTATTTTTTCGTCGGCAATTCGTCACGGCATTTTGTACATAGCTTCGACTAAAGACGGATTAAAAAAATATTCTGGCGGAGCGATTATTGAAGATGTTGGCGCAAACGATACCGCAGCCGGTTCTTTTAGACAGATTTTATATGTGAAAGAAGTCGATCGATTATTCGGAATTTCAGAAGATGCGATTTTTGGCCAAATTTCATGGTGTGACGCTTCCGAGCCTGAAATATGGGACGCTCTTAACGTTGACCGACTTAAATTAAAAGACGGTGAAAAGGTCGAAGGCGCTGAAGTCCTCTATGGAAAGATCGTCATTTTCTGCACGTACTCTGTTTGGATTTATTACATCCAAGGAAATGAAGAAAACTGGAAATTAGAAGAAGCCCCCACCACCATCGGATGTGTAGCGCCGAACACTATTAAAAAAGTGGGAAGTGAAATCTGGTACTTTGGAGAGTCCCCGAAACATCAATTAGGAATTTATGCTTTTAATGGGTCAACGTCCCGCCTCCTTACGGATGACATTAGCCCACTTTTTGACCGAGCGAATAAAAATAAGCTCCGAAACGCTTGTGCGGAACTTCATTCCGATCTTTATACAATTTCCTGGGCCGATGGCTTCTCGGAATTAAATGATATCTCGGTCGACCTAGACACTTTATCTAATAAAGAAGATGGAACGCCGGCGATTTACGGGCCGCATGACATAGCCTTTTATTCTTCCGCTGTCTTAAACAACCGTCAGTACAGTAAACAATTTTTAATGGGCGACCAATCCGACGGATTTGTCTACATGGAAGGTGGGTCTACTTTAAAAAGTATTAACGGAATTGACGGCTCTTTATTACAGGCTCAGTTTAAGTCGATGGTTCACAATGAAGGAAGCTTTGATATCACGAAATTATACGAATCGATTCATATTTATTTTAGACCGCGCTCCTTTTTTCAACCGCGTTTAAGACTTTATTTTTCTTACGGAAACTACGCCGAAAATCTTGCACTCGATACGACCGTTTTAACTCAAGGGGACTATAACGTTTATGAAAATAGAGTTTTAGGCTCACCAGAACTTTATCATCATATCGAGTTTCCTGGCATGAGAGGGCAAGGCACTTCTCTACAAATCGAAATCATTAATGACGTATTAGCTCAAAGACTCGCCATTGAAGGCTACAACTACAAATCAAAGGACTTACATGTCAACCATAAAGCACAAATTTACGCGAATTAGTCTATTCATTACTATCCTTATCATGTCATTGATAGTCAAAAACTATCATTTATTTGCGGCGGTTACGTCTTACGATAATACGTTTGTCGCCAATGACCAATATTCGAGCGATTTTCATACCAGACTAAACGCGAATTTTTCCAAGTCTTTAACGGGCGGTATCAATAGCATTTCGAGTGCAAATATTGTCGATGGCACTTTAGCTTCCGGCGATTTTTCAACCGCAGTCAGTCCGATCACAAGAACCGCCGAGGGCGCGGCTTGCGAGTATGTTTATACAGGTCTTATTCCAGCGACTTCCGCGAGCCTTACCAGTAACATTTCAGCTGGGACAGCGTATCCGAAAGGCTACCGTTGCGAAAAGACCTCTGCCACTTCTAAAACCTATACAGCCTCCCGCTGGACTTATGTAGACATTGACCAAAATTGTGACTTTCAATATTCAGCGGTCACGATTGGCGCGGCGACTCCTTCGGTTGCGTCTAATGCAATCCGAATTGCGAGAGTTTCAACAGATGCCACAACGATTAATACTGTTTCAGATTTAAGAACCACTTCATGTGCTGATGGGCCATTTTCAAATATTAAAGATGACTCGACCGGGGCAACCTTAGATGATCTTTTAAAATACGGTCGTCAGAACAGGCCTTATTCCTTGGCGGGAAATAATCCCGTTGGTTATGTCTCAGGCTTAACCGTTTCTTGGGACACTCATACGACTTTTAAAGTCTTGTCTGGTGCTGCTTATATTGGTGGAGAATACAGAAGAGTTTCTACGGATATTACCGTAACCACTGGAAACGACAACCCGGCCGACGGGACTTCTGGACTTGATACGTCCTCAATCGCGGCAAATACAAATTATCACGTCTACGCCGTAGCCGATCAAGCAGACGTAGCCACTTATTCTATTAGCTATTCCACAACAAACGGCACACCGACCGGAGTAACCACAGCGAGAAAAATAGGCTCGATACGAACGGATGCCAACTCTCTTTTTACTTCAACGGATATCGTTTCAACCCATGCAATCAGACAAGAAGAGTTAATTTCTGGAATGGTGCGTTTTGATGGTTCAGCGTCCGCGATTAATAACTCCATTACTGGAAGATATAACGTCTCGCTTCTCACAGATAATGGGACAGGAGATTACACCGTTGGCTGGAATAATGACTTTCAGACCACAAATTACGCAGTAAGTATCGAATGCGACCAGGGCGGCGGGAGTGGTGGAAATGCTAGAACCTTTACTTCAGGCGTCGGAACTCTTCAATTTATTACAACTGCTAATAATGCAGACTCCGCAGCGGATTGTGCAAACATCCACGTTTTAGCGGTCGGAAATAGGACGGAATAATATGAATAAAACCCTTATTTTAATCGTTGCAATTTATTTAGTCATTCTTAGTTTTGTTTTCCCTTCTTTCGCGGATGAAATCTTTGCCGTCGAAAAGCCGGATGGGAGCTTAGCGATTCATTATTACTTAGGCGGCGGGAAGTCTTTAGAAAAGACATTAGAGCAGGTCGGCTTTAGCGGTTATCCCATTCACAGGATCACCGAAAGAGACTTACCGGCTTCAAGAGCCGACCGAAAATATTGGAAATGGTCAAATGGACGAATTGAAATCGATACCGTTAAAAAAGCCGTAGATATTCAAAAAGAAAATGAAAAGATTCAAAAAAAAGAAGCGGTTCTAACTAAATTAAAAATTGATGATGAAGAATTAAAATCTTTGAAATACGCCTTGGACAAAATATGACCTTTAGATTCAGACCCGGAATTAACCCTGAAGAACAGTTAAAAGAAATTGAAAAATCTTTCGGGCTTCAAAATTTAAATGACGTTGAAATTGTCGAAGAGTCGGGAACTCATTATTTATATTTATTTACAGACACTAAAAAATTCAAAGTAGCACTTACACAGGTTTCATAAGGAGAGAATATGGCGCGTCAATTTACCCCAAATCCGCTAAAAGGAGCAAAAGACCCGCTATGGTGGGTCACCGGAACCGTTAAAAAGAAAAAAAATAACGCTTCCGCAGATGCGCTTGGCGGTTTCCAGTTTCAGCCTTATGGTGGTGTAAGACCTCCGCAGCCTGAATTTCTCCGACCGACAGAAAAACAGCTATACGAAATCCTGTCAAACCGTTCCAAAGGCATTGACGTAGGTTTTGATCCTCAGAGACGGCAATTATTAACAGAGCTTGCCACAAGTCAGAACATGCAAAGGCGTAATGACGATGTTAGAAGCGCAGCCGGTTCACTTGCAGCGGCGGGCTTAAGTGGTAACGCAAGGGCTATCGAAGCCTCAAAAGGAAGAGTCGAAAGAGATTCAGCGAGATCGTTGCAAGACTCTATCACGCAAATTGCGATTGAAGATTTAACAAGAGCCAATGACGAGCGCGACATCAACACTCAGCGTTTTCAAAACTTCAATAATTTTAATTTTGGTCAGGCGAACAAAGTAGCGGACTTTGATTTAGACGTTTATAACGCAGAGCAAGGAAACCAAAGATTTGCCAGTTCTGATGATTTAGCAAGACAGCAATTCGCGACGCAACAATCGCAGTTTAATCAATCACGATCAGACGATCAATTTAACGATATGTCAGGCCTCGCTCTTGCTGGCGCAGACCTTTTCTTAGCTTCAAAAGGCGTCCCACCGGGTACGGCTTCCGCAGCGGCGCAAGCCCTTGCGGGAAAAGGCATTGCCCCTGAATCTAAATTGCAGACACCTTCTTTTTATAATCAACCGCTTCGATCAAGACGGCAAATAGGAGTCAGATAAAATGGCCTCGCGTTTTTCAGCAGCTAGAGAATTTGTCCAAAATAAAGCGAATCAAAAAAGAGAAATGAATAGTGTTGACGCTTTAGTCAAAGAAGCGCAACTAGCAGAACTCGGTTTCGGTGTTCAAAGAAAACCTGAAGTTATGGGCGGTCTTTTCGGTGGCGGGTATCAGGGTATTACGCGCGATCCGAATTTCATTTCAACGAAAGAACTTGAACGGCAGAAGCTGCAAGGTGATATCGACGACATAAATTTCAAGCGTCAATTAAGAGATCAATATACACAAGGCGGCGGCTTTGGAATGGCAAATGATACCAATAGTCCCACAGTGTTTGACCCCCTGAGCGGAAAAATGACCCCTAATAAAGCATACGTTACTCCATACCAAAAATGGAAGATGGGGCAAAGCGACGGCCTTACGCCTGGGCAGAGAACAGCAAAAGACAAACAGACGGATGAAATTTTCGGACTTGTGGAAACAAACAAAGTTCAGCGGGAAGGTGTTAAAAAGGCGAAAGAATCTTTGCAAAATATTCCGACTGGTTTAAGTGGAAAAATAAAGATCGGTTTAATGAAAGCCTTCAATCCTGAAAACGCTACTTTGCAAGATTGGCAAAACGTCAAATCAGCATTAACTGAAGCGCAGCTACGCTACACGCAAAAAACAAAGGGTGCTATTTCTGATAAAGAAATGGGAATGTTTGCTCAAGCGGTTGCAAATGATGATTTAGCAAGCGTTGCGAGAATGGCCCCGCAGCTAGACAAACTTCTAAACTTTATGGACGCAGAAGAAAACGCGCAGTTTGGCTCTTATCAAAAGAAATATGGCGAAGATGCTAGAACGTGGTTCGGAGAAGGCTCAGAGGGTGAAACAAATACCGTTCCGGAATGGGCTGTCGGTAATGAAGATTTTTATAATGAAGCAAAAAAATTTAATTATACAGATGAAGAAATTATGAAGAAGCTAGGGGTTTCGGCCTAGTTCTTTCGTAAATCTCATCAAGTGACGGACGATTTATTTCGTGTTTGTGTTCTTTTGGAATCGAAACAATAACGATGCTATTTAAAACAGAAATAACAAAGGCAAGTAGAGCTAAAACTTTGAAAAAATTATTCATGGTATTCACCGAATTGTTTTTCTATGGAATCGTATTTGCAACCGCAGGAATCCAATCTGCCAGCAAGATAATTGTTTCTTTCAAGAAGAAAATCAATTTCTTTCTCAGATTCGGCGTATGCTGTCTGAAATTGTTGAATGGTTTGTTGCTGTTGCGTGACAACATTTTGAAGTTCGTAACACATCATCATTTTCTCTTCATGTTTCCTTTCAGTCATTCGCTGAGCATAATCACGAGCCCCAGAATATCTGGAAGCTTCAGCGTAAATACAAAAAGAAAACATGAAGAAAACAAAGAAAATGATTTTCATTTATTTAGTCGTTTAGACCTAAATAATTTGCGTTGTTATACGGGTTTCCATCGTTTGATGTATCGCGCCAGTAACCAGTGCCGTTTTTATTTGTTTGGTACTTATAACCAGCGAATGCAGTTTGCGAAATGAAGAGACACAGAACCCCAAAAATAATGATTGTTGCTAGTTTCATAACACCCCCTATTTATGGGGAGGATATTACAACGAAATTTTTAGTTTGTGCGCGTTATTTTTCATCTGTTAGGAATGTGAGTTTTAGTCCTATAACAAGGAGCGAATCTTAATGGCAGCGGAAAGACCGAGTTTAGACGATCTGTTTTTAGCTTCAAGAAAAGGCGTGGTCAATCAACCCCTAGCGGAAAGACCGTCTCTTGATGATTTATTTATGAAAACTAAAACACCTGCGGCTACTATCCAAAAGGAAAGAACGCCAATTCTTCCAGTGGCTGAAGATATACCCGGAATAGCAGCTTCTGGTGTTCACGGCTTAACATTCGGTCTTTCCGACTTCGGCAGGAAACCAGTTTCAAACATTCTTTCCGGCACACCTGGGGAAATGGTCGAACGCGGAGCGCAGCTATTAAAGAATCCTAAAGAATCTTTAAAGAGGTTTGCAATTTCACCGGCAAATACAGTTCAAGACGTAATGTCGGCTGATTTAGCAACGCCTCATAGCGAAGTGGGTTTTCCTGTATTGCCTCAACCGAAGTCAGTAACTGGAAAAATTCTCGGTTTAGGTGCTGAAATTGGTACTTCTTCTTTATCAGGAAAGGCAGGAGAAACGGCCCTTAGAGCCGCCTCTCCCGCCTTACGCGCTAGCGCGGTTAGAACGGCACAAAATATTTTAAAGCCTACTGGACGCTTTGCGAAAAGAAGCGAATCGATAGCGGAAGCGGCATTAGAGCAGGGTGTTTTAAAATCAAGCGCGAAAGGCACAAAAGAAGCGGCTTTATCCAAAGTAAATAATTTAATGGATGAAGTAGACAATATCGCCCAGTCGGTAAAAGATAAAACCGTTACGGCTGAAGATGCTTTCAGACGTATGGACGCTTTATCTAAATGGTATCAAAAACGCGGTGACTCTTCCTCCGCTGCAAGAATTCAAGCGATTAAAAATGACATAATTCAAGGCGAAAAACTCACGGAGCCTGTTTTCGGTGAAGTCGAAACGGGCCAGTTCGTTATGGGGCCAGCTTCTAAGCAAGTCACCCCTCAAAAAACGATTGCTGAAAAAGTACCGAATAAGGGTTTTCATAAACCAACACCCGAAAGAACTACAATTCAAAACGAATTAAGAAACGTTATAGAAAATGAAGCCGACGTTCTTCAAGATATGTCTGGAAATTTCAAGGGCGGTCAAATTATCAGACCGGAAGAAAGCCAAAGCGGATACCGAACGTCTCTGCCTGATTTTATGAAGCATCCGGGTACAGGAAACAAGCCTTTAAACAAAAAAGAATTTTTAGATTTGGCCAAGAATAACTTAGAAAGCGGAACCTCGGCTATTGGCGGTAATGAAGATTTTTCAGAACTAAATACGGCTTTGAATTCCTTAAATATAAAAACCCCGAATGCTCCAAGCTGGAAATTTGCCGAATCGGAAACTAAAAATAGGATTATTACGCCAAAAAAATATTTAGAAAATCCGGATGATATTGTCGCTTTAAATATTCCAGAGACACCGACAAAGCCTCAAAAAATTGTCTCTTTTACTCCAAAAGAAAAATATTCCTTGCGTGGAGAAACTTTCGGCCCCTCAAAAAAAGAAATTGTAAAAATCGGCGAAAAACCTAGAGAAATGTCGATCGAAACAGCCTTAGAAAAAAGAAGAGGACAAGACACCCTTTTAAAGACTAAGAAAGTCGGCGGCGGTTACTATTCAGACACTTCCTCACCGGAAGTATTAGGACGGCAAGAATTCGCAGGAGCTTTAAGAAAAGCGATTACAAAAGAAGTACCTGAAATCGGAGAAAAGAACCGAGTTATTTCTAAACTAATCGACGTTGCGAACGTCGCCAAGGGGCGGGAATCCGTTTCCAGCCGAAATGATTTATTCGGTTTAGTAGATAATGTAATGACCGCCGGTGGCGTTTTGAATCCGAAAATATGGGCCTTGTTAGCTGCCAAGAAACTTTATCAAGGCGGCAAGGCTGGACTGGCTAAAAGTTCTTATGCCTTATCGAAAGCAGGAAATAGCAATAATTTAAAAAGACTTCCACGGAATGCAGCCATAGCGCAGTTTGGAAACAGGCTGCTTGAATACCAATCTTAAAGGAGAAATCATGTTTTATACAGAAGAACAAAAACAGGCTTTAAATCTAAAATCCGAAATTGAAAGACTTGAAAAACAGTCAAAGCAGCTTCAAGAATCCATTAACGACATGGCGAAAGAGACAGAAAACGCCTATTTGAAGCGTCGTGCAGCGGTACAGGAATTAGAAGCGGCAAAATTAGAAGGCGAAGCGATTAGAAAAGACCTTCTAAAATTAAAAGAAGAACTGAACCAGAAACAGGCCGACTTAAACCGTGAAGAAAATAGAATTATCACATTAAGGGAAAAACTTAATGAAGATAAAGACGTTTTCGCAAAAGAACGCGCCGTTTTCCGTCAAAGAGAAGAAGATTTAGACAAAAAAGAAAAGGCTCTTTTAATTAAAGAAGAGGAGCTTGATAAAAATGAACAATCACTTCAAGAAACGGTTGACGAATTAAACCTGTCCATAAAAAATAATCAAAAAGAAGCGATTGAATACAACAATATCAGCAAGGCTTTAGAAATTAAACTGAATGACCTTACAAGTAAAGAATCGGAAATTAATTCCGCTTTAGAGGACATTGAAAAACAAAAGGTTGAACTAAATCACGAACGCGAACTTTTAAAGAAAGAGTTTGAAATCCGAGAAGAAGATTTTATTAAAAACCGCGACGAAGAACTTAGTAAGATCGAAGCGGAAAAGGAATCTTTAAGAAAAAGAGAATTGGCCTTAATTGATAAGGAAGAAGAAATTGAACGCTCTTTATCTGAAGTCAAAGCAAAAAAGGAAGATTTGAAGATTAAGACTTCGCGCAAAAAACAATAATTTACTAGCCCATTCGGTAACACCCAATCGGCCCATTCCCTAAAAGGAGTGGGCCTTTTTTTTAGGAGAAAACATGAGCATAGAACAAGCAATGAAGAAAGTTAGGGAGGGACGGGGAACCGATAACGATCATTTCGTATCTGTCTTTTCTACCGATCTTCTTTTGACTCAGGCAATCGCCTATGACGCCCAAGGCAGAACCGAATATATCGGTTACGCGCAACCCGGAACGGCGCAAGCTGCGGCGGGGTGGTGCATTAAAAAATTAAGTTACGATGTAAACGGAGTCACCGACATTCAATTTGCTAACGGAGAAGCTAAATTTATAAACATTTGGGACGACAGAGCAGGACTTTCATACTCATAATGAAAAAACTATCTATCTTTTTACTCGCGCTTTTTCTTTCGACGAATGCTTTTGCAGCATACCGAGAAGTTTTTAATCCTCACACTGGAAAACTGGACAAAGTCGGCGTCAGTGAAGTGTCAAAAGACGTTACGACAACCGATTGCTCAAACGGGCAGATTTTAAAATATAACGGGGCCATTTGGGCGTGTGCTTCCGATCAGACCGGGGCAGCAGGTTCGACTTTCACAGTAAAAGAGGACGATGCGAGTAAAGATACATCCACTTCTGTTTTAGATTTTGGGACTGGTATGGATGCAACTTCAAATCCGGCCGGAGAAATTAACGTTTCCCTTGACGCTTCAGAATTAACGTCGGACGCCCAGGTATTTTATAACAATGGCGGCGCTTTTGGCGGGGATGCTCAATTTACCTTTGACGATGTTAATGACGTTGTCTCGATAGGCCACGCAACAACCGCCAATACAAATACCCCTCTGGTCGTGTCTCGGCGTGGCGGTTCTAATAACATGATTTACGCTATGAACATGCGCAGAGATGTTACTGATATTACAGACGGCGGTGGTATTGGAATTCTAGGATCGTCTCAGACGTTTAATTTGGGGGCGATTCAATTTGGAAGCACAAATGTTGCCGGGCAAGATGGGAGAGTTAGAATTTTACCGACGAATAACGGCGGTTTGGTAAGTGGCCTTTTTTCCATTGATGAAAACGGTGTTCAAATCATGGGGAATGGCGACCCAAGCGCACCTCTTGAATTAGGGCATAGTGCGGGATTAACACCGATTGTTATAGAGGGAACCGCAGATGACGGCTTTGAAACAACACTTGCTTTCGGTGAACCCGCTGTATCCGATAAACAAATTACGTTTTTTAATGCTACCGACACGGTTTTAGGAAGAGACACGACAGACACACTTACAAATAAAACTCTTTCTGCTTCAAACAATGTCATAGAAGCCGATTCCTTAAAAGATGCAGATCACGGCGAGTTTACTTGCGCGAGTGCTTCCTGCACGATTGACAATGATGTCGTTTCAAATGACGAAGTAGCACCCCAGGCAGTTTCTACAGATCAAATCCAGGCTTCAAACAAACCTACGGACGGAATGCTTTTGACTTACAACGGCGCTTCCTTAAAAGCTCAGTGGAAAACTTGTACTGAAGTCACTGGCGCAGCGGGTTTATGCGACGGCAATGATGCTTCCGGCGGCGGTGGTGGAACTCAAGTTATCGAAGATTACTTAATAGATGTTACAGCAAACGGCGGTGTTTCTTTTGACTCCACAGAAGTTTCTAAAGATACAACTTGGAGCAATGGAACTTTAGGAGCGTATAAGAATATTTATCATTTAGGCGGTGGGGCGCAAGCTATGACCGTCCGAGGAACCGGATTCGATTTTTCTGGAAGTGTCACGGTTTCTTCCGATTTAACCATTACCGGCGACAACATAGAAGCGACCACAGAAACAGACCGCTTTGTCTTTATGGCAAATGGAAGTACTTATGCTCCTGAAGCAATCGATTTAGGAACAGATACGGCTGGAAATTACGCGGCCTCTAATTCAGAAGGTGGAGATGCAACGGGTATCGCGGCAAATACAGTCGTGGCGGCTGATATTGCTAATGGAGATCACGGAGATTTTACCTATTCTTCAAACGTGGCGGCTTTAGATGCGAACGTTGTTTCTGCCGATGAAATCGCAGTTCAATCCGTAACGCCGTCCGATTTAGAAGCTTCGGATACTTTAGCGAATCTTGAAATCCCAACTTACAATTCCACTTCTGGAAAGTTTCA